CAACCTAACCAACAAGCATTTAATAATCTGTATGATCGACTCAAAGGTCAAGGTTCTCTTTACTTTCTATCAACTTCTTTTCTAAGGGGGTTGACGTTTGACAATACAATTGTTATAGTAGATGAATGTCAGAATTTAAACTTTCATGAATTGGATACTATTATAACAAGGATAGGACAAGATTCCAAGATAATTTTTTGCGGTGATTTTGATCAGAGTGATTTAATAAAAACAAATGAGAAAAATGGCTTATTTAACTTTGTTAAGATATTAGAAGAAATGGAAGAATTTAATTGCACAGAATTTACTATTGGAGATATTGTACGATCAGGTTTCATTAGAAGTTATTTAATCAATAAAATTAAATTAGGTATAGGTATAGAATGAAATATACAGAACGCCAATGGTTAAGAGAGGTAGGGTGGGGAACAGTGCCAGAAGAATACAAATACGATTGTCCTAAGTGTGAAGACACAGGAAAAATACCAATGTATAAACTAGAAAAAGCTCACGTTGAGGGGGCTTTAGCCACAAGATTAACAGATTGTGATGAATGTAATGGAGAAGAATAATGAATATGGAAAAATTAAGAGAAGAGTTGGAGGCCGATGAAGGAGTCAAATACGAAATATATAATGATCATCTTGGTTATCCTACTTTCGGCATTGGCCATCTGGTTATCGAATCTGACCCCGAACA